CGAGAGGTCCCGCCGAAGATGGCGAGATGTTGTTAAAGTGTGCGGAGATCGTGATTGAGGCACTGATGTGCTTCGGTTTCGATCCCGAGTGTAAGAAAGCCGCTGTAGAGCGGTTGGCCTGCGAGTGGCGGGCCCGATCAGTGTATTGCGGATGGATGGCGTTCGTCAAGTGGAAGATCGCAGCGTTCTACTCCTCATGGGCCCCGGGGCCGATCGAAGGATCGACCCAGGCGGTGCCGCCGGCGCCGAAAGGCGTCGACGACAATCCGAAATGGCTCGGAGGAGGTTCGCTGGGGATGTTCTTGAGACGTAAGCTCAATCCCAAGAAGCCCCTATTGGAGCGACTTGAGTTGTTGACAACGTTGAAAAACGGAGTGAAGCGAGCGATGCCGCGGCCTGACAAGGCGGCCCTGAAGAAGGCTGCACAGGAGACATACACGATCTTAACGAGTGAACCGGAAGAAACAAAAACTGAACACGCGGTGAAGGACTGGTTCGAGGTGGACAAGTATCCAGGGGCCATCAATACCGTGATCAACAAATTTACGTGCGAACTCGAGCTGAGACGCACCGTACGTGAGTTGTTCAAGGAGAAGATGACTGACGAGGAGCGCGTCCGAGCATTCTTTCCCTCCACGTCTGCGAATTACATTCGCAGCCGTAAGGAGATGGGGATGGTCGGCGCACTTCTCGACTTGGAGGATGCCACAGGAGAAGTCCGACGCAGACCGGGAGGGTATCTGCGCGTGCGGGAAATGAGTGCGATACGAGAAGAGCAGATCGAGGAAGACGGAGTGGATCCAGTGCCGGGCTATGTACTGGACACCAAAGAGTTGCAACAGAATGCGACGCGGCTGTGGTTTCGTTGCCTCAAGATCGCGGAGATCGAGGACAAGAAGGTACAGCTCGTGGCGCTGCCTGAGGCGCTCAAGGTGCGTACGATAAGCAAAGGGCCGCCGTTCACCTACTTCGTGCTTCGGAATCTGTGGAAGACGATTCACACACGCTTGAGAAGGCACCGGACGTTCCAACTGATCGGACGCCCCATCAGCCCCGAAATACTTCGGGAGCTGCTGGGCGTCGACCTGGGGGACGACGAGGTGTTCATGAGCGGTGATTACAAATCAGCCACAGACCTGCTAAAAAGTTTCGCAAGCGAAATAGTTGCGGATGAGCTGTCAAAACAGCTGCAACTATCTGTCATCGAAAGGCATCTCCTCCTGAAGAGCCTGACGGGACACATCATCGAGGATCCGTCGGACGAGGCCCACGGGGCCGAGCAGAGGCGAGGACAGTTGATGGGCAGCATTACAAGCTTCCCCATCCTTTGCCTTATCAATGCCGCGGTTTGCCGGTGGGCAATCGAACTGTCTGAGCGTGAGGTGAGAACGCTGAAGCAGTGCCGGATGGCGGTCAACGGAGACGATGTCGCAATAAAGAGCAAGAAAACGGTATACAAATTCTGGACGCAGATTATCAAGCACACCGGACTGCAGGAGTCGGTAGGCAAGACGTTTGTATCCCGGGATTTCGTGGAGATGAACTCGACGAACTTCCTCTTCACGCATGGCGCGCTGCCGGATTATGAGTACACAGATAATGGACGTTTCGTCAAGAGGGCTCAGCCCTACAAGATTGTTCCGTTCATCAACTTTGGCCTCATTTACGGTATGAAGCGCGCCGGCGTGACTATGAGCCTCAGCGGCCGAGAGGGGAATCGTCGTTCCGAAGGCACGATCGGCGTGCGAGCAAGGGAGCTGTTAGCCCATTGTCCCGACGCCGCGAAAGATCGCGTCTACAAGATGTTCATCAACAAAAATTACGATGCATTATCGCACTATCACGTGCCATGGTACATACCTGAGTGGCTGGGCGGTTTGGGCCTCCCGGTGCACGGCGAGCACCGGCCAAGTGAATTGGATTTGCGCATTGCGCAGAAGATCCTTTACAATTGGAAAGAGCGCCGACCGCGGGCCATCAAGGCAGAAGGTACATGGCACATGAGAGAACTAGCCGATCGTTATCTGAAGGACTTTCGTCCACTTTCCACACTCGCGCCCGCCGACAGGGGCGCCGAGAATGTTAAGACGGTGGAGGGGTTTGCGGCGTTGAACACCCTCTTCGATTCAGATGTGACCGGTGAAGATCTCTACCACGACGTCCACGGGGACGTCGACGCAACCTACAGGTTCAACGAAAAACTTTGGCGTCCGAGTGGGGCCCTGCCTCCTCCTTTGGAAATGGAGGGGCTGGACTACATCCGGGCGTCAGAGATCTGCGACCTGGAGATCGAAAGCGTCGACTTCCGCGGCAATGTCGTGGTGAAGAAGACCTGGGCCAACGAGGCCATAGTCGACTTCACGATGATGCGTCATCAAAAATCCGATGCAATTTTGGTTTCACTCGATTAATTATTATCTTAC